ATGGCTACAGACTTTGGGGAAATAGAACATGTTCAAATGACTCAAAATGGGCTTTTTTATCAGTGAGAAGGACTGCAGATTTAATCAATGATAGTTTACTTCGAGCTCATTTATGGGCAGTTGATCGCAATATCACTAAAACTTATATAGATGATGTGATTGAGGGGGTGAATTCTTATTTAGCCAATTTAAAAGCCCAAGGAGCTATTATCAGCGGAAAATGTTATGCAACACCAGAACTCAATACACCGGCAAATATTGCAAGCGGAAAAGTGTCTTTTGATTTTGAGTTTACACCGCCATATCCAGCTGAGCAAATAATATTCAGATCCCATCTTGTAAATATAAGTTAGGAGAAAGCGAAGTGTTACCAAAAATACTGAGAAATTTTAACGTATTCGTTGATGGTCGTGGTTATGCAGGAAAAATAGATGAAGTAACCTTGCCAAAGCTCACCATTAAAACTGAGGAATATAGAGCTGGTGGTATGGATATTCCAATAAATATTGACATGGGCATGGAAAAGCTTGAAGCAGAGTTTACGTTTTCAGAATATGATTCAGAGTTATTCAGGCTTTTTGGCCTCATAGATGGAAATTCGGTTTCTCTGACGCTAAGGGGCGGATTACAAGGCAGCGGAAACAATGATATTGAAGGAGTAATAATCAATTTAAGAGGCATTTTTAAAGAATTTGATTTTGGTAGCTGGAAACCTGCTGAAAAAGCAACGCTGAAGTGTACTGTAGCTGCTCATTACTATAAACTTACTATAGGTGGTAATGAATTAATAGAAATCGATGCAGAAAATATGATTAGGAAGATAAACGGAGTTGATCAGATGGCCTTGCTGCAAACGGTTTTAGGCATATGAAAACTTATTTGAAATTTTATTTTTTAGGAGAATTTTATGCAAACTATAACACTAAACAACCCAATTACAGTTGATGGTATTTCTGTCTCAGAATTATCGATGCGTGAACCTAAAGTAAGAGATTTACTTGCTATAGAACGTATAGAAGGAGAAGCCTTGAAAGAAGTAGCTTTAATTGCTAATCTAGCATCCGTGCCAAAAGAAGCAGTTGAAGATTTATGTATTAAAGATTATGTAGAAATACAAAAGGTGCTAAAAGATTTTTTGTCGCCGCTGGAACAGAGAACTTAAAGTATAATGTACTACTACTCAGTTCTATTTCAGGAAGTGGAATTGAGCAGATTACTAATATGGATATAAATGAATTTTTATCATGGGTAGAAATAAGTAAAGGAGTAGCAAAATGCTTTCAATAAAGATCGGTGCAACGTTAGATGGCAGTTTTAATAGTGCAATGACAGGTAGTGCAGCAAAGCTTTCTAAGTTGGGTGATAGTATAAAGCAGCTTGATTCGTCAATGAAATCTGTTTCCAAATTTAAGCAATTAAATCATGATGCCCTTGAAGCCATGAAGAATTGGAAGGAAGTGCAGAAAAAAGCAAAAGAATCAGCCGCAGCAATTGCTAAAGAAAAAAGGGAAAAAAGAGCCAAGCAAAGCACTGAGAAATGAATTCGAAAAATTGAAAGCATCGGCATCAAAGGCAAAAGAGGCTTATATCAAAAAGAGAGATGCACTACACACATTAAATGAAGAAATAAGGAAAAGTGGAAAGGATATTAAATCTTTAGTGAGGGATCAAACTAAACTTGGTTCTTCTATTGAAGTACTTAAAGGAAAATACAGTAAGTTAGGATCTGTAATACAAAAACAGCAAAATGCTTTGGCAAAAAAAGCGCATTATAGATCACAAGTAATGGAGACTATAGGGCTAGGGCTTTCACTTGCAGCGCCAATTAAAGTTGCGATTAACTTTGAAAGTGCTATGGCTGATGTTAAGAAGGTTGTAAAGTTTCAGAATGATGAGGAAATTAATAAGTTTAGTGAGAATATAAAGAAGTTATCCCATGAAATACCACTATCAGCTACAGAATTAGCACAAATAGCTTCAAGTGGTGGACAACTTGGGATTCAAAAAGATAAGTTAATTGGATTTACAACAACAGTAGCTAAAATGGCCACAGCATTTGATATGTCTGCAGAAGAAGCAGGTGATTCTATAGCTAAGCTTGCCAATGTTTATGGAATTGAGGTAGCAGGCATGGAAAGAGTAGGTAATATTATAAATCACCTTTCAGATAATAGTGCTGCTAAAGCAAAAGATATGGTCCAAGCACTTGCTATAGTTGGTGGTACTGCAAAACAGTTTGGTTTTGATATTAAACAGACAAGTAGTTTAGTAAATGCCTTTATTAGCCTAGGCAAACAACCTGCAAAAGCAGCAACTGCAATAAACGCTCTACTTAGTAAACTCCAGACCGCTGAAGGACAGGGGAAAAAGTTTAAAGCAGCATTGGAAGACGTGGGAATAACTGCAGAAGAGATGACACAAAGGATTAGCAGAAATGGCCAAGACGCACTACTTTACTTTTTTGAAACTCTGGAGAAGGTAGATAAACAGGAACGTTCGCAAATCCTTCTCGATCTCCTTGGTCAAGAATATCAAGATGATATTGCATTACTAGTTGGAAGCTTAAAGAATTATAAAGATGCCATAAATAATTTAGCTGATGAGGAAGAATTTAAACAGTCCATGCAAGAAGAGTTTAACAATCGTGCAGCAACTACAGCAAATAACTTACGATTACTGAGGAATACGATAGCAGAGGTGGGAATGAATCTGGGCTCAGTAATGCTACCTCCTTTAAAGTGGATAAGTAATCTTCTAAGAGAGATAACTAATCCCATAGCTTGGTTTGCAGAAAAATTTCCAGTTATTACTACAGGAATAATGAGCATAATTTCAGCGCTTATTATTGGTAAGATTGCAGTAGTAGGTTTTGGTTATGCATTTGCATTGGCTGGAGGTGGAATATTAACTTTTAAGGCTATTTTGCAGGGAACACTTTTGCCAGTATTAACTTCGTTATCAGCTCGAGTAATTCCAGCAGTGATCATGGGACTGAAAGCTTTAACGCTAACCAATCCTATAGGAGCTGCTATTGCTGGACTATCAGTTGGTGCAGCACTTGTAATTGCTAATTGGCAAAAGGTAAAGAACTTTTTCTCAAGTATCTGGAAATCAATTACAAAACCTATAGAAAATTGGATTGGTGTAGGAAAATTGTTTAATGATAATCCAATAAAAGCATTAGAGAAACCAGTAGAAGCAAAAATAGGCAGTACAACTAGTGAAAATAGAAGTATTTTTAGTAAAGGAAATCCTTTATTGAATAATAATGCTTTTAGTGGAATTTCGAATAATAGAACGAATATTATTGAAAGTGCTAGTGTGATTACAGAAAAAAGTTCTGTAGAAGATAATTCAGAGAAAGTTTTAAAAGACTGTGAAAAGTGTGAACAAAAAATTTTTAATCAAACTTTTACATTTAATATAAGTATAAAAGCAGAACCTAACCAAGATGTACGTAGTCTTGCTGATGCAGTAATAAAAAGAATAAGAGAAAAATCGCGTGACGTTCTGTTTGATTCAATAGAACCAATTTACTAATGCTATCACTTGGTCAGCATAAGCTTTCTCCAACAAGTTTAAGGTATAGTAAAGAAAATCGTTGGAGTACAATTGAGTGTATTGGTAAAATACCTTCATTACAAAATATTGGCCAAGGTACAGAAAATATAGACTTAGAAGGAATAATTTATTTCCATAATCTTAATGATTTAAATCAATTAAAAAGTATGAAAGAAGCTGAGGAAAATCAGGAACCAAGTATCTTAGTAGACAAATTAGGAAATGTTTTGGGAAGATTTGTTATTGTGCGGTTAAAAGAAAAGCAAACGTCGTATTTTCCATGTGGATTACCAAAAAAGATAGATTTAGCTTAAGTTTAAGGCGTTATGTATGATAGTACATTATATAACCCGAGAAAATGAAATGTTAGATTACATATGTTTTAAACACTATGGATATAGCTCTGGAGCAGTAGAAATAGTATTGGAGGAAAACTATGGACTTGCAGAGCATGGAAGTTTTTTGCCTGCAGGATTAAAAATTAGGTTACCTACAATACAAGAGCAATTAAAAAAATCGAAGTTAAAAGTGTGGGAATAAATGAAACCTGAATTTAGTATTCAAGGAATAAAAGATCATGTAATATCGGTGCACCTTACTGATGAATCTGGTACTATAGATGATGTCGCAGAGGTATGCGTTGATTATGGCAATGAAAATGTAGAAGTTCCAAATGAATTGAACATAGCACTAGGTTATAAGGAAACGGGAATCTTTCCAATGGGTATATATAAAGTCAACGAAGTTACGATACAAGGCCCACCTAAGACCCTACTAATCAAAGCTCATGCAACAAATTTAAGAATATCTTTGAAGGCAAAAGTATCAAAAGAATGGCATCAAATTACCATAGAAAACTTAGTAAAAGAAATAGCCCAAAAACATGGATATGGATACAAAGTCGCTGAGGAATTTAAAAACGTACTTATAACTCACATTAATCAAACTGAGGAGAGTGACATAAGCCTTCTAACGAAAATAGCAATAGAGCGTGAAGCAATGGTAAAATTAGCTGGTGGGTATATATTATTTATTTCAAAAAACATGGCAAAATCAGCCACAGGAAAAGCTTTAGGAACAACGACTATTAGACCTCAAGATACAATTAACTGGAAAGTGCATTTTACTGTACGTGATAAATACAATTCAGTAGTAGCAAAATGGCATAGCTATGAAAAGGGTAAAACTATTAAAGAAACAGTTGGTAGTAGCGAGCCAAGTTATATTATGCTAGAAATCTATCCAAATGCAGAGTCAGCACTAAGTGCAGCAAATGCCAAGTTAAAACAATTGAAGCGTAACAATGAAACTTTAGATATAACTATGCCTGGTAATCCAGAATTATTTGCAGAAGCTAAACTTAATCTTATAGGTTTTAATCAAGCGGTAGATGGTGAATGGATAGTTAATAGAGCAGAGCATAATTTAAATAGCTCAGGTTATCTTACTATATTATCAGCATCTTTAAGCAAATGAAAACGATGTTAAGGAAAAATAAGTATATAGTCTATTCAATGTAAAGAAACTACGGAATATGAGTCAACTAAAATGTAATGAAAAGGATAAAATACATTTTGTATGGTTTATAATATTAATGGTATGTGTTGTTATTACATATTGCTACCAAAAATCCAAAGCTAACGAGAATTACAGAAAGATACTACAAGTAGCTACTGTAAGTTGTAGTTTAGAAACAACGAGATTTTTAGTAAAAGATATAATACCAAACTTAAGCGAAACGGCATTACATTATGCAGCAAGAGAAGGATGCTTAGATACTATTAGATTTTTAATAGTAGAAGAGAAAGTAAATATAAATGCAATCGATAAGAATGCTTTTAAAAGGACAGCTTTACATCATGCTGCAGGTGAAGGACATTTAGGAATTGTAAGGTTCTTATTAGAAAAAGGTGCGAATCCTAACATAAAAGATAATGACGGAAAAGGAGCTAGAAAAATGGCTGTAATGGCATTGCGACACGATAAAAACAAACCTTATAAAGAAATAATAAAGTTACTGGCTAGAGCAGAGGAACAGTACAAATCAGAGAAGTAGTTACTATAAAGTAGCTATCCATAATAAATCCATATTTAAGTAATTATGCAAAATCAAAAAATCCCAATCGCAGTAATTGTAACGATGTTAATACAGACGGTAGCGGCGATTTGGTGGCTTGCCAAGCTAGATTTACGGGTTCACATTCATGATAAATTTATAGAGCAGAACAACGGATTGACCGTTACGGTATACCGGCTTGAGGAGAGAATAAAAAATCTTTCTGAGGAATTGGATGAGTTTAAATTACACGTTCTAAGCGGAAAAATCAAATCTTAACCTAAACTCACAATGATTAAATACATTTTATCCGTTGATGGAGGTGGAATTAGAGGCATCATACCAGCCATTATACTAGCAGAAATAGAAAAAAGAGCAAGAAGAACTATAGCTAAAATCTTTGATCTGATGGCTGGTACTTCAACAGGTGGTATTGTTGTTGCTGGGTTATGTAAAAAGGATGAACAAGGAAATCCTCAATACTCTGCCAATGATTTGGTTGAACTTTACCAAGAGTATGGACCATATATTTTTAAGTCTTCATTCTTTAGACGATCAATACTATCTTGGTTTAATTGTGCACAATACCCACACAAAAACATCGAATCGATATTAGAAAAATATTTTGGTGATGATACTCTACAAAACACTTTGAGTAATGTACTGCTTACCAGTTATGATATTCATAACAACCATCCTTTCTTTTTTAAGAGCTGGAAAGAAGATAGAAATTTTATCAAACTCAAAGATGCATTAAGAGCCACAACTGCAGCTCCAACATATTTTGCACCTAAGTATCTTAAGGTCAACCAAAAAGAAATGGTACTGGTGGATGGCGGAGTATTTGCGAATAATCCAGCTGCTTGTGCATATGCAAACAGTAAAAAACTTTTCCCTAACGAAGAAATCGTTCTGGTATCAATTGGCACAGGTCGGCTATCTAATCGAATCAAGTACAGGAAATTAGGGAAAATAGCTTGGATAAAACCGTTACTAGATGTGATGTTTGCTTCGAGCCTTGATGTAGTAAATTATCAGATGAGTAATGTAATGGACGAAAAGTATATAAGAATACAATCACAACTGACAATAGCGTCTGCTGAGATGGATAATGTAACACCTAAAAATATTAAATTTCTACAGCATGAGGCAAATGCAATGATAGAGGAAAATCAAAAAGTAGTCGATAAATTCTGTGATGTTTTATCTTGATACGTAGAAATGCCAAAAAAATTCTGCAGAGCTAAATAAGGGTTTAGAATAGATAATATATTAACCATTTTTACTTATATCTTAAACACAATTCAATTTTCACACTCACCTAACTCATCAACAGTTAGGCCACTTGCTCGCAAAATAACATCAGTAGAAACACCCGCCTTCACTAGATTTTTTGCAACCCTGATTTTCTCTGCTTTTTTAACTTTTTCCTTGCCACTTTTCATATCTTCAGATAGAGATTTGACTAATGCATCTAATGATTCTTGTTCTCTG